CTTTCCGTCAATTGAAACAAAATGTTCTGCAAGGTCATAGTTAATAAACCTTTCAAGTGTTTTATATCCCTCTTCACTTCTCCAGTTAAAAGTTTCATCAATCCCTGCAATATCTCCGATAATCTCTGAAATTGAATTTCCGACATCTTCAATACTGCCCTCGTTTACACTTTCGATGAGAGCATATCCCTTTGCTGTTCTGATGTTGATTTTACCCATAAGTGCTTTACGGAAGTTTGTAATACTGCCGTAGGCGCTTTTAATAAAATCAATGTCACCTTTCGGAATAACAAGGGTAACCTCTTTCAGACTGTCGCTTAAATCCTTTGCCCACTCGGAATGCTTTTTGTCAATCAAGGAAGATTTTTTCAGATATTCTTTGCATTCTTCCGCAAGGCTCTCAATTGCATCGTTAAAACTCTGCGTATCATTTTTGACGGAATTTTCAAAGTCATTTACAACTGACTTAAACGCTTCAATTCTTGATTTGTTCTTACCGTTAAGATTTACTCCGTATTCCTGCAAAACATTACACACAAGACGGTGCATTCCTGATTGACCGATTCGTATATCCTTGCCCACGCGCATTCCGTGTTCGGCGGTTTTGCCGGCATAATGATATAAAATGCTGATCCGCCTGTCGGGGTTCTTTTCGTCCTTTACAGCGTCAAAAACACTTTTGCCGTCGTCATTCACAAGCCAATCATCGTATTCATCGTCAATTGAAAAATTCAGCGTATCGTGTATTGCACCGGCTTTTTCATCTTCATCTGTAAAATCATAATCTTCATCAAGACTGTAACGAATATCAGGGTTATTGCCGTCAAATGTTCCGATATTGTCTGTTGCAGATTTAACCTGAGTATTTTCAAATGCTATGAATGTTTTTGTGCTTCTTCCAAAACTGCCGACATCATTATTAACGATAACACCGTCATAATTGCTGTTTTTGAAATAATCATCTATCAAGGCTTTAGCGTTATGGCTTGCTTCATTAACCTTATTTTCCCATTCTTCCATAATTTCATCAAGTGCATCTCTTGATATGGATTTTTGGTACTCTTCTTCAGATATTTCACCGTTCTTTTTCGCATTCCACAGCTTTTGATATTCCTCGTTTTCTCTTTTCATCTCCTCGTTGAATTTAGCCTTGTATTCCTTATTAACGCTGTCTATCGCACTTTTAGCTTTCGTATATCCCTGTACATTCTTATCGTAAAATTTAACAAGTTCGCTTCTGTTGTTGACAATGAGGGGATTTTTAATAGAGGCATACAACGGCATTTGAATATTTCCGCCAACTCCGATATCGTTGTTTGTCGGTTTCATAAATATACCCGTAGGCATTTCACTGTCAAATTCTCCCGAGCCTTTTTGTTTTGTATCAAAGGTTGTAAACTCTTTTTCTGTTTGGTGGTACAAAACAAGCGGTTCACCGTTGTTGTCTACCACTTTACTCGCTTTTGCAGGGCTATTCTGCCAATCACCGAACCATCTGATAAATTGTTTGCTTTGAGTAATATTATTGATTTTTTTATTGACAATATCATCAATAGGACGTATAATAATATTGGAACCCGAATTTTTAAGTCGGCTGGGTAATTGGTACCCTGACTTCTTAAAAATATTCTGGGTTCTTTTTTTGTCTAAATAAAAGAATCCTGTTTTGCCCATTGTTTCCAAAGCAATGGCTTCTTTTATATAATCGTTGATATTATCCTTATCAAAATATGTTGCAACAAGATTAACATCTATGTGTGTGTTATTGTACATTCCCTCATAATCAACAGTTATCGGTGCAATTACCTGTTTTCCGCCAACTGATAAATCAACTAAAACAACTACTTTATGGGTGCTGTCTTTGCTCTTATTTTTCTTTACCGCAAAATCAGGGTGAGCTATTACCATAAGCGGATCAGAAATTTTATTGTAAATATCTTTTACAGTATCAAACCCTAAATTGTGATAATTGGTATTTTTATGATATCTCCCCTCACTTTTTGCTCTTGTATCTGATACTGCGACAGAATAAATATGATTTTTAGTCATAGCAAGAGGTAATGGTGCTAATCCGATTTTTTGAAGGATTTTAGGTGTAATACCCATAATTACAACATTATCACTGTTGTAGGTGTTTTTTTCAATTTCATCAACTTTCTTTTCAAATTCCGCTTGTACTATGTTGTCGGTACTTCCTATTGAATATTTCTCAACATCCAACCTCTCACCGTTCTGAACCTCTGCTTGCTCGGTGATATTTTCTCTTGCGGTGTCTGCCGCCTCAGAAAATCTTTGAGCGAGGTTTTCAAGTGCTTCAAGGTCTTTTGCAAATGCTTTAGCTCCGTAGTTTGTGCTTTTGTCGATGAGCCAATTCTTTACTTTTTCAATCAAAGATTTAATTGCCGCTGCAATTTTTGATTTATTCTGCTTGGTGCTGAGGGCAATATTGAGAGCCTTTTCATCTGAGGCAATGCTCATAAGTGTGTCGCATACAATTTCTTCCAGTGCGGCATCTCTTGTGTTTTCGTGTTCATCGGCCTGCAGTCGGTTGCCGTATCTCTCAATTGTGCGGTCAATCATCTTGTTAAGGTCAACACCCTTGCGTACAAGGTAGTCTGACACAAAGTCACTCAATGTTTGCCATTCGGTCGGGTTAGTTTTCTTAATCATATGTCCGGCTTCGTGTAAAGCTGTGGCAAGAATTTTTTGACTTGAAATTTCTGAGCTAAGGATAATATTACCGTCTTTTGCAACACCGTTCACTCCGTCAGCAAGGCGGTCCGAGATAATAATGTTTCGCCCTGTCTTTTGTGAAAGGTTGCCGAGTGTATTAATAAGCTCCTGCGGAATGTGTGAAACTTCCGTTCCGCTGTCTGCATACACGCCCACACCGCTTGTGTCTGCTCTGCCGTTGCGGTTGATTAACTCGGTCAGTCTGTTGGCATGATGTTGAGTGTTAATGTCAACATCTCTTCTGCCGGTGCTTAAAGCCTGACTTACAATCTGTTCACCGAGAATATTTTTAAGGATTTTATATTCAGAAGTTTCTCTGAGTGAATCAAGTTTAACACCCTCTCGACCAAAACTGTATGCGGCTGAATATGCTCTATTATATTTATAAAGCATTTCGTCATCAGTCATTCTCTGAGCCTGCGGACTTTCTCTCCATTCTTCAAAGTTTGAAATATAGTTCCTTGCACCGTATGTATCAAATTCGTTTGCACTGTGAACAATCGTATCAAACTGACTGTCAGAGAATGTTATGCTGTCCGCATTAACCTGTTTACCGTCATTTGTGTTGAACACAAGTGTATTTTCTTCATCACTGCGATTGATTTTTGCTGAGCTTTCAAGGCTCTTTAGTGCAACCTTGACAACCTTACCCGTTGAAGTATCTGTTGCGATAATGCCGTTTGGATGCTTCTTGCCAAAAGCATATACGCCGTACATTTTGCCGATATCCTCTGTATCGGCTTTTTTTGTTGCATTGATTACAGTGCTTGCCTGTGCCTGTTCTGCGTTCTGCTGTCCGTTCTGAGCCGTGTTCTGCTGTGTAGGGCTCTGTTCGTTCTGAGCATTAACAGTCTGATTACTCTGCTCTCGTGTGTTCTGCTTTTTAACCTGAGCAATTTTGTTTACAAGTTCGGGATTTTTGCCAACCTCTCTGTTGATAAGATACATAAGGTTGCCGACATCTCCGGCACTGATTTTTCCCTCGTTATCGGTTTCAACGAGTTTCTGCATTTTGTGTGCATAGTTGTATGCTCTATCGTTTTTGTCGGTTGCAAGTCCTTGCCTAATGAGTAAATCAAGGTCAAAGTTTTCATCGGCCATAACAGCTTTACCGATTTGTGCGTTGCTCTCTTTATTTTGGGCCATATCAATTTTTGCACCTGCAAGATTAATTCCTGCGGTAGCAAGGTTAAGCACACCACCCGATATTGCACCGCCGGCAAAATCAAGTCCGACATTCTTCCAAAAGTCCCAGCTTGCGGCATTCTCCGCCTCAGCCTCACTCATTCCCTGTTCCATATAATTTTTCTTTGAAAGGTTGTATGAAGATAAATCCTTGTTTATTGCGTCATCAGTCAATCTGTTTGCAAGGTCGGTAAAAGCCTCTTCCGAGCCTTCAGTAAATGCACCTTTAAGCACATTGCCGACAGCCGCACGAAATGTGCTTTTTCCGCTTGCCTTAAATGCTGAAAGCTGTTCCAAAGATACCTTTTCAAAAAGGGTTTCTGCAATGCCTGCCGCAATACCTGTCTTGACTGCGTTGTCAATTGTACCGCCGTTGTTGATAACTTCATTAACACCGCTTACACCCGCAGAAGTACCAAGCAAAGTTAAACCCATTGCCGAACCACCGGGAATAAACTTATTCATAACCATATTGATAGTTGAATCAGCAATTCCCATACCTGCGGTATAGAGCAAAGAACCAAAATCATTGTCAATTTTTTCGGAAACTGATTGCCTTATTGCTTCACTTTTTGCTGTCTCGGTAGTGTCAGGATTTATATAACCGTCACCGCCGTTATATTTTTTATCAAGGTTAGCCGAAATGTATTGTATTGCATCGGGTACACCTCCGACAAATTTCTGACCTATGCTGTTTGCAGAAGCAATAACGGGATGTTTTTTAGCGTACATTTTTATACGGTCAAGGTTATCCTCTGCCTTTTGTTCTTCCTGTTCTCTTTCATACCATTTATACAAAGATTCGGTATTATAGCCTTTATCTTTAAGTTTTAAGAAATCTGCTTTGATTTTATTCCTTTCGCTCTCAGACAGTTTCTTGATGTAACTGTTATCAGTATTATCAGCTTCGTCAGCGTCTGAGGTATCTGTTTTTAAATACTCCTGCAAAGCATAATATTTCTGCAAAACAGTTTTTGCCTTGATGTCGTTATTAACAATATCGTCATACTCTTTTTTCTTCTGTTCAGAGAGTTTTGCGTTGTCGATTGCAGTTTTTAATTTTCCCTGTTCATCTTCAATTGCTTTAAGCCGGTTATATGCCTGTTCTTCATCTCTCTGATTCCACAAGCTGTTAGCTTCTTTATTAAGCTGATTATTATAATCTTCCAACTCCTTACTTGATGAGTTGTCATACATATGCTTGTTAAGCCAGTCAAGTTCTTCTGTTGTTGCGTGTATGCGTGCATTTTTCCTCTGTTCAAGCGTAGAGTTTTTGTATTTATCTGCATACTTCTGCTCTTTCTCTGCCTGTTCTGCAAGTTTTGCGTTTTCAGCTGCCGCAGTTTTAGCGTTCTGTCGGTTTATTTCCGCCTGCTTATTAACCCTGTCGGCAAGCTCGTCATATTCTTTCTGCATTTTCTCGGCTGTTTTGGTGTCACCTGTCGCAACCGCCGCATTATACATGTATGTAAGTCCTTTGACTCTATCATCCAAAGGCTTGTTCGGGTTTTTAATTGCTGCTCTAAAATCCTCTGCGGAGCTGTTTGCTTTATTCACATTTCCACTAAAAAAGGATTTTATATCCGAGCCTGTACTTGAAGAAGTATTGTTGCTGTTTTTCTTTCGGTTAATGATATTAAACATTTCATTAACCGTCATTCTCGAACTTGTTTTCCCTGTGTCATTGTTACCGGTAGTATCTTCTGTTTCACCGCTGACAATTTTTCTGATAGTCATTTCAGAATTATGCTGAGGTTCAAGATTCCTTCCAATAAAATCTCCGCTTCTTGCTCCTGCATTACTAAAATTATCCTTACGGTACTTCTTACTGCTCTGCCTGCCTGTGATTATATCTTTTAATTCACCCATAGTTTTTTACTCCTTAATCGTCAATCGTCAAGTGACAGTCCGTATTTTGCTGAGAGATATGCAACATCTGCCGCACTCAACTGTCCCATATTGTGTCCCTGAATAATACTGCCTCTAATAAACTTCTTATTTTTCTGTCTGTCAAGTCTCATTGTTGTTGCAAAGCTGTCGGCAAGTTCGCTGTTATACTTACTTCCGTCGCTTGTTATGCCGATTTTCTTGTATAGATAATCCCTTTCGTCATCGTTGATATAGCCCTCACGATACTTTTCATCTATGTATGTTTGAGCGTACACGGTGTAATTGACTGCACCGCCTTCTTTATACAGTGCTCCGTCCTCTTTGTTGCCCGTGCCTTTCTTAAAATCATTTTTTGTAACGCCCATTGAGGCAAATACAGCATTTGCATTTTCGGTTTTGCCTTTGTTTTTCTCAGCCTTTGCTTTTGCTTTTTCTGCCGCTTTCTGAGCCTTAGTGTAGGCTGTATAAGCCGCCTTATTTCTTTCATACTCAATCTTCTGAGCGTTTTCTCTTTCAGCCTGTTCATTTTGTGCAAGCTGATTGGCACTTACCGTGTCATACAAATAGCGTTGACTGTCTGCTGCTCTTGCTGATGAGAGATTATTTACTGCTCCATTAAGTTTGGTGGAATAAACATCATTATTAGCGCTGTCAAGGTTGACATCTGCCTGTCTGTCGGTTGAGTACCTGCTTGCAAGAAGATTAAGATAGTTCTTGTAGTCTCCTACCGTGTCACGATTACGGCTGTAATCTGTACCCTCAAGCGTGTTATAGAGGTTAAGCACATTTGCGTTTTTCTCCTGTTTTGCTTGATAGTCCTGTTGTGCAAGTCCTCTAAATGTACTTTCTGCATCGCTTATATTGCCCATACGCTCATTGTAAACCTCGTTTGCGACAGTATCGGCATAGGTAGGATTGTAACCGCCTGAAAGCTGATTAGCTGTGTTACGGCTCGTATCTCGTGCCATAGCAGCATTCTGCGCAAATTCCTTTCTGTACTGCTGATATGCCTTGTCTTGCATCGGGTCATATTCAAATCCTCTGCCTGTCAGATAGTTGCTTATAGCGTCATCTAACTTACCGCTGTAAGTGCTTTTATAATCGTCAGCCTGTCCTGTCGCTGTTGATTCTGCACCCGCAAGAGCGGCGGCACTCTGCTTAGTGTCACCGCTCACCGTCTGACTCGGTACTTCATTCATCAGGTCATTATAAATTTTCTCTTCGCTGTTCACGCTCAATGTTCTCACCTCACTTTATTTTCAGCTGACTGTTCAGATAATTGTAATAAGCGTCCGACTGTCTGCGCTGACTGTCAATACTTGACCTTGTGTCGGCACTCAATGTGTTGTGTTCATACTGTGCCTCGGCAAGATTTCTAATGTCAGAAAGATTACTCTGTGCCGCTGACATTTGTGTCTGCCAGTGAGCCAGTTCGTTTTGAAAGTTACTCATATCAAGGCCTTTGCTTGTGCCGTACTTATTTTCGTAGTAGTTCATAAAGTCGTAATCATCCGTTACGCTGTCCCTGTATCTCTGATATTGCGTGTTATCAAGGTTCTGCAATACACCGATTCTGTTCAGCGTATCTTCCTGCTGTTGCTGATAACTCTTGTAGGCTTCGTTTTTGAGTGTTGGTACCTTACTTGCAAGCTCGTCCATATACTCGCCGAATGCCTTTTGACCAGCCGCCTGTGAATATGTATTGCTGTAACCGCCTGTGTTGCCGGCATAACTTCCCTGCACATTCTCCTGTGTAACCTTGCCCTCACGGGTATATTTTTCTTTTGCTTGCTGATATTCCGTAGAATTTTCGGGTGTCCAGTCAAATTTATTTTTTTGATATTGATTTGCAAGCTCGTCAATTGTACCCTTGTACTTGCTCGTATATCCCTTATTGATTTTGTCGGTGTATGAGTTTGCGTAGTTGTCAGCCTGCTGACGAGCCTGTCTTGTGTCGTAGCTGTCAGCATATGTCGGAGCTGATGAGGCAACACGGTTATAGTTATTAACCGCATTGTCAACATCGCCCGTGCCGTAAACCTTGTATGTATAAGCCATTATTTTTCACTTCCTTTTTGTGACTGTCCGATTGCAGAAAGAAAATCATCTGTTATGTTGTCGCTGTCAATGTTGCTTAAAACAAAAGCTAACTGTTCGTACATATCGTTTAGATAGTTCCGCATCTCACCTATGTCATTCGTTGAGGGCGGTGGGTCAAGTTTAAATGTTGCCACGCTTATCACTTCCTCTACTGTGCTCAATGTCAATTCCGTATATTTCGACCTGTCCTGTTCCTACAAGTTTAAGGCGCAGATATTCAGCTCTGCGTAAAGCTACGGCGAATACTCTCGGCTTTTTCTCGCTGTACAGCATTTCGCTGACTTTCCGCCATTCGCCGTTGTCCTTATACTGCACAAACAAGCTGACCTTTGCTCCTTTTTCGGCTTTAATGCCGATTCGAATTTTTCCGATATTTTTCACATTAAATTCGCCGTCGTAAAGGTCACCCGTTTCTGCGGACCACTCAAAGCACTCTTCCTGTTGATACTCATATTTCGTATTGTCAACAAGAAGATTGTCCGCTTTATCAGGACACATAATGTTTTCTTTGGTATCGTCAAGCCAATACAGAACACCGTTGTATGTGGTGCAGTCAATCATCTTTGCGTCGTCTTCCTTGTGCCACAAGCCTTTGTCGGTATCGTACACAAGAAGTTCCTGCTCTCCGTCATCTCTTTCTGCAGAAATATAATATTTATTTCCGTGCCGACCGCCGACTGCGTTTTTATAGTTATGGTCCCACAAAGATTCTTCGCTTATGAGTGCCGGCAGGCTACCGCTCTGATAGGCATATACACCGTTATGGCCAAGATAAAATAAGGTTGAGTTAATGTTGACAAGGCTCTTTTCGCTTCCGATTGCGACACCCGGCACATTGTATTCTGCAAGGGTAAAATTGCTCGGCTTTGTTCCGTAGATTTTTAATGCGTAGTTTTCTTTGAAGAAAATAACGCTGTCGCCCCGTGTTGCAATCCCTGTAAACTTTCCTTCTTTACCGCAGGTCATAGCCCAGCTGTCTGTACTGATTCCGTCACTGTATGCCTGCCAGTTACGCTCATCGCCTTGTTTACAACAATATATTTCGTTTGTGTCTGAGGAGCAACACCACAAGCGGTTTTGCATTTCAACAATTTTCCCCTCATCAAAATCGGGTGAGATTCTTTCAACTGTGACTGTACCTGTGTACGGCACGCTTGATTCCAATTCGCACTTGATTACAAGCTCATTTTTGGAAACGTAATAAACCTTGAAAGTTTTTTCGTTAAGGTTTTCCATATAAGTCTTATCAACGTAGCTTTCGGCATCTGTGCTGACAAGAGAGTCAGTTAATCCGCTGATTTTAACAAAATCTCCAGCTTCAATATGCAATCCAATGTTTTTGGCTCTTATTGTCGTATAATTAAATTTTTGAGACAACTTTTTGAATTTCAAAAGCCTATTCTTTTTAAATGTACTGTCCTTCTTTTCAATTCCGATAACAGAGTAAAAGTTGTTATAACTCTCAATTACCGTGCCTATCCTAATATCATTTAAGCTGAATATATCAACCATGTCTTTATTACTTGTCAACTGATATTTGGCGTCGGTTAAATCGTTGTTGGTATATAAAGTTACGCTCGGTCGATAATTCTTGTTCGCACTTGCGTCATAATGTGACCGTGTAATTGAACATAACAAATATGCGTAATCATATGTCGAGGCATCAAGTTGCAGATTACTCTTTGTTTCTACTTGTGTGCTCGAATCTTTGTTCCGGCAATCAATCATAGTCACCTTTTTGTTGCTCATATTAACCGAGAATTTCTCGGGGAATACTACAACCTTGTTGCCGTATAAAACAATATGGTGCTGTTTTGCCGCATCAATCTCATCAATCTTTGTGACCTCTGCCCCGATATGCAGATTTTTGTCTGAGTCAATATAAATCAAACCTGAGTTAGCCGACAAAAGATTTGAGATGATTTTGATTTTGTCATCGGAAGTAATTCGTGAGCGGTTTGCTCTCGGTGCAAGCTGTGGGTATTTATCAGAAGTCATATTTTTAAAATCTTTGAACTCTGTGTAAATACTGCTTGATGAGCTTGAAACCCTTGAAAAGCCTGTGTTCGGACTTCGGTTAAGTCCTCTGAACACGCTGATACTCGTTGTGTCTCTCCTCGGTATGTTTAATTCGGGTAGCATTATTTCACCGCCTATCCAATGTGAAAGTTATATCGTTTCTTTTGCGGGTGCGTTTTAAACCAGAACACACCAAAATCCTGCCTCAGCTGATTATATACGCTCATATCAACCGAATATCTCTCGGCCTCTTCGTAATCCCTGTCAATCTGTGCCGCACAATAAACCTCATACATTCTGTCGTATGGAGCAGGGGCAAGCAGTTCAAAGTCACGGTCCGTGTCAATCAGATAGTTTCCGTATGTTCCAACTATGTAATTATCGCCTTCGCGATTACTTATTACATTGCTGATGATTTCCATTTCTACCTCATTAATATAACTTATAATGTCCTCATCGGACACATCATATCCGCTTTTAAGATTCCTCACTCTTTCAATTACCTTGTCAAGTGTCATATAATCACCTCTCTAATATCTGTGTACGCAAAAACGCAAAAAGGCGGAAGCTACCGCCCCCGCCCTTCTGCGAATTTTGTGTAAGGAGTACAATTTATTCCTTGTTATTGAATTAGATTCTGCCCTCGGCAATTGCCTGCTGAGCGATCTCGGCAGCCTTATCCTGCACGCCCTGCGCGAATTCAGCCTGCTTAATTGAGTTGTCAATAATCTCCGCAACCTTGCGTGGAATGTTCGTTTTAACACCTCTCGGAACAGTGTACTGCACACCGTTGATATTGACCTCAATATTCTTGTTTGACTTCATTGAACCTGTAGGAGCGATGTACTCAACAAGTTCTTCACTTTCCTTGTTTGCCTTTTCAATCAGCTTTGCAAGTTCCTTGTCCTGCTTGATTTTTTCCGCCTTGCGGTCGATCGGCATACTCTTCTTGATTTCCTGAAGCTCGTCATACATTCCAAGAAGCTTATCAAGCTGAGATTTTTCAATTGTTACGGTATCGGCAGTAGTTTCCGCTGCCGATACTTCTGTATTTTCTGCCGTCTCTGCGGCTTTCTTTGTTGTTGCCATAGGTTATACCTCCCAATCACGCTACAGCCGGAGAAGCTGTCTGTGCTACGGTGTTAAGTGAAGAAGCTGTTTCAATTCTCACCATTCTGGTCTGACCGATAATGCCGACGCCGTGAGTTGTTTTCCAACCCTGAGTCGCTCTCTGGTCGAGTGGGTCAGATGTACCGCCTGAGCCAAAGCCCTTAACGATTGTCTGAGTGCCTTCGCCCTCAATCTCAACGGTAACATATGCGTCCTTACCGAACACAAGCGTTGAATACACATCAATCTTGCTTGCGCCCGCACCCTTGAACACTTTCGCAAAGTTCGACTGTACAAACTTAACATTACCGATTGTACCGATTTCCCCTTTGAAAATCTTGTCTGCGTGAGCATACTTAACTACGCTGATAAAATCCTTGTTGCTGATAATGTCGTACTTAACATTCGGGTGTACAACAGCGACATAGTTTTCGCCGATAGGCTCAGCGTTCTGACATTCGAGATAGTTCAGCGCTCTGAAAATGGTGTCAATAGTGAGCTTACTGTTGGGCGTAATCGCCGCACGGCTTGCAACCTCTGTAACCGTACCGTCAGAGCCTACAGCCGGTGCATAGATAACGCTTGTTCCGGCATTAAGAGCCTCACGGTCAATCTCTTCAATTGAGCGGCCAGCCTGTGAAGCAAGCTCCTCACTGTCCTTGGTCATAACATCATCACGGCTACAGAAACTTGCCCAGTCGGTAATCGGTGTATATGCGCCGTACTGATTGACTGCAATCTCAACGTAGTAGAAGCTCATCTTGTTACCAACAGGAGTAATGCCTTCCTGCAACGGTGTTGTAACAGTCGGGTATGGTGAAATACCTCTCTTGTTGTAGATGTTGCCCGACTGTTTCGGAATTGTGTCATGCTCACCAAACTGACCGTGAACGCATTTTGCTGTCAAGTTTTTGAGGAACACTTTGTGATAATATGTAGCTTTTTCGGGTGTCCAGTCATTGCCCGATGTTGATGTCGTATTGCCGTAAGCATTGTAAACATAGCCGTTTGACTTGTTTACACCGCCTGCGTCAACCGTATTACCGTGGATATTGATAATAAGCTTAATAATCTTGCTTTTCATTGTCGTACCTTCCTTTCGGCAAGGCATTAGAGGTGTGCCTCGCCTCGTCTTACTTTCTCATAAAAGGCATCAAATTCAGCGTCAGACATATCTTCCACGCTCTTTCTCTGCGTGGTTGTACCGCTTTTCTTGACCGCATTTTCGGTTGGTCTCCTTGCGCCACTCTGAATTGACTGTGCCGCCGCACTGATTGCGGCAGAGCTTGAACGCTTTACAAGGTCTTTCTGAAGTTCATCGAAATGTGCCATTTTATACGCAGTCGTCAAATCGTAAATTTCATCATTACGACCTGTCTTTTCGTTCTGTTCATTTCTCTGTTGAGCAATAAAGTCAAGAGCTGTTCTGAATGACGAATTCTGAAATTCCTCTTCAAGGTTGAAGTTTGGAAATTCCTTCTGCGTTTCCGCTGCAATTGACCTTAAATGCGTGTCAAGCTCTCTTGCGGCTTTTTCTCTTCGGAGGGTTTCAAGCTCTTCTTCCTGTGCATTTGTTTTCTGCTGATTGAAAAAGTCGTTGCGTGCCTCTTCTGTCGTTACTCCGGCGGCAAGAGCCTTTTCTGCAAACAAATCCTTATCCTCTGTTACGGCTTTGAGAAGACCGTCAAGGTCATCGGGCTGTACATTGTACTTGTTTGCAATAAGGGCAAAAATCTGATTGCCGGTGCTTTCTCTTTTCTGCATGTCCGAAATCTGCTTATCTTTGGTTGACAGTCTGTCCTTCACCAAAGACTGCACCCTGTTCTGATACACATTCTTGTACTTGCCCTTAATCAGCTTTTCAAACTCTTCTTCTGAGTTTTCTTCGCCGTCTGTGTCTGTGCTGTTGTTTTCGCCTTCTGCGTTGTTCTGATTCTGATTGCCGTTGCCGAAAGCCTTATTGTAATCGTCGATAAGGTCGTCACCTATGCCGATTCTCTCAGCTCTCTCTCTCATTTCACGGCTTATGTTGTCGGTGCTTGTGGCTTCACCGTTCTCACCGTTTCCGTCTCCGCCGTCAGCTGCGCCTGCTGAGTCGCCGTCATGCAGATTTACGATAAGCTTTAAAAATTTGTCGTTCATAAGAACCTCCGTCTCTCGTCTTTCCGAGGTGTCTCTCTCTCGTCTTTCCGAGGTGTCAGGCCTTAATGCAGTCCCACTACTGCGACCTTATATTTTAATTATATCAACCTTAATTTTTCAAAAAAAGTTAAAACTCTTGTTGATTTTAAACTTTATTTCGGTTTGCCGTCATCATAGTTTAAATCTATTTCATCGGGGAAATTTTTGGCATAAAGTTCAAATCCCGTCCATAGTGCTTTTATGCCATTGCGTACTTCGGCATCTGAGCTGACAATATAAAACTCTGATTCCGTGTGACCGTTTTCATAGGTTTCATTGACTATCGTCACATTGTTTTCGTCCTGCATTTCACGCACGTACTGCAAAAATGTAGAACATAAAGCACTCACGGCAACACACACATCATGTGAGCCGTGTCCTTTGCTTTCAAAATATATCAGATTTCCGCTGTCAATCAATGTTACTTCAATCACATTGTTGCCTCGCTTTCTGGCTGTGGCGGTGTCTGCTGTGCGGTCTGTGCATTTTCGCTCGGCATAGCATTCTGCACATCTGCCGCTGTTCTGCTTGCGTTCATAGCTTCCAACATTTGTACTTTGTTTGAAAGTTCCTGCACCGCCTGTGATAAGGTCTGATTCTGCTTGATTTTTTCAATCAGTTTTTCTTTGCCCTCAAAGGTCATTCCGTCAAGCATTACAAGTGTGGCATCAGCCGCCTGCGGATTGAACGCTCCCATCTGAAATAGATTCATCATCATTTCATTTTGTGCGGCAGTCGCAAACGGGCTTGCCTTTTGCGCCTTTACATCAATGTCGAAAATCGGCAGTCGTTCAAGTATGTTGCCGTCCTCGTCGGTATAATTTACCGTCTGTCCGTCTGTGTCTGTATAGGTCAACGGCTGTTTTCTGAGGTCTGTATTGTCAAACTCCTCATATGTAGTCTGATTGTTTTCACCAGTGATTCTGAAAATTCTCGGCAAGTTATAAAACTGCCTCATCAGTTCAATTTCCAACTGTGCAAGCTCCGTCATTGCTTCCTGTGCCAGCTTGTTTGAGTCACGGCTTACCTTTCCACCTGCTTCCTGCAATGCCGCAATTGCCGAACCGCTTGTAACACCTGCCGCACTCGCTCCATTACTTGCGTCATTCGTAGCAGAGGTTTCTTTGATTTCATTCGAGAGCCTGTCGTACAAGCTCCACGCCCCTGAGGCAAGTTCCTTTGATTCGACGGGAGCAATGTTGCCCTGTAACTGTCCGTTGACCTCAATTACCGTTTTGTCAAGGTCGGTCATATCGTCATTGTTCACACCAACGCCTGTATTTGCGTACACTCTCGGCTGTGAGTTGACTTTGATGTTCACCAGCATATCGTGTTTGAGCTCATCAAGCTGATTCTGCGGTGCTCTCACAACATCCATAAAGCCGAAACCCACGGGAGTATCACGCAGTCTGAACATCGGTTCAAGTACAAACGGATATTTGCCGTGGTTGTAAATCGGCTTGCCCTCGTTTTCCGAAGAGTAGAGAATGTGTTCACCGACGAATTTACACAAATGCAGTTCGCCGTTTTTCTTGTAGTACCAGTCAATCAAGATGACTTTATCATTCGACTTGTTGCTGTTGTCATATGTTTCATGCTCAACCAGTCCGAGAGAGGCAGTCGAAACGCTTTCAAGCTCGGGATATACCTTTCTGATTCCTTCTTCATCGTAATATCGGGCAAAGAATACATTCGCACTATCCTGTATGTTTTCAATATGAGGCTCCCAAAAGAGATTGAGAATGTCAACACGGCTGATAGCAATATCACCCAGTCCGTTTTCTGCGGTCTTGTCCCACAATACTGCGTAACAACCGCAACCGCCGACAAACTTGTCAAGCTGTTCGTCTGAGTATGTTCTTATGAATCCGTTTCGTTTATGTATGCACGGAATAACGCTGTTGAGTGTTTTAGCCGCCTGTTCGTCGTCTTGTGCTCTCGGCAAACATATAATTTCGGGGTAGTTATCCATAGCGTCAGCGTGCTTGTTCATAATTACATTGAGTGCCTGTGCGCCTTTGCGGTGCGGTACAAGCACCTTTCGAGGCCTACCGTTATCGTCAGTTTTAATCTGCGGTGCAGTCGCCTCTGTGTAAAGCAGATTATATTCTCTGAAAGCCTGCTTAAATCTTTCATCATACGGCTTTTTGCTGTTCTGATATTTGCGGAAGGTCTGCATAGCCTCGTGTATTTCGTCAAGTCCAATCGGCTTGCCGCTGCTCTCGTTCTCTTTTTCTGCCTGTTCGGCTGATTTCGGCTCTTCATCAGTCTTATCGCTTGTACCGTAAACATTGCTCAACTTTGATTTGTCAGAAGTCAGAGCTGGATATGTGCTTTTAACCGGCATAATCATTCCGTTTTCATCTCGTTTAACTTTGCTCATTTTGGTTTTATCTCCTATCTGTAGTATCGTGTCTGACATATATTCAATGGGTCAAATGCCCTTGCATTACGGAGCACAACTTCTTTCGGTGTAATAATTGAAGTCATCATCCCGTAACGGCTTTCATCATAAATATGATCTTCGCCCTCGGTGTCAATATCTTCGGTGTCTATCTGCGAGTAAACAAGGTTCGGAATTGTTCTGATGAAGTTAGTGCAAGTGTTGAAACACTGAAACATCGGATAGCCTTCCTCATCAAACGCGAGCCGTGAATGAAACTGCATTTTTCCGGCAATTCTCGCATTGTCGCCCTTATTCCAGAACACACCCAACTGTGCGTGTGTTGCAGCTTGACTTTTTCCGCTGCCCTGTTCTGCAAAGATAGCCGGATCCGCCACACCGTATATCTGTCTGCCCTTAATCTGAGGGTCATTATTTTCAATCGCAAGTATTTCCTGTGCCACTTTTTCGATTGGCCAGCGTACACCTGTATTCGGCTGATTCTTCTTGCAGCCGTATAGTTCTCTGATTCGGTAAAATCTGCCGTCTTGGTCAACGGCAGTCCAACCGACTGAAAACGGTCTTGTATAGCCCCAGTCGTATGATCTGATAATTCGCCAACTTTGCGGAATTTTGAATGGTTCAATCACATGAGTCCACCGTCTGTCCTTGTAATGCTCTCTATTGTCTATCCATTCGGTGAAAACCTGTCCCTCAAAACTATCCCACGAGCCGTAGAGCAAGGCATTACGCTCCGCTTCGGGCAACTGTGCCAGTCGCTTAACATAATCGGGGTCGTTATTCATCAGAGCGTTGTTGTCAAACACGCTTGCTGTAATAAAGACTTTGCTACTCCAATAGTTTTTGGTACTGCCGTCAGGCATAATTACTTTGTCACTGAGCCATATAGTTTCGCCCGGTGTGCCGGCAGTCACAAAATATTGTTTCACCCAGCCGTGGCCAACACCGCCGGGGTTGGCAGTCGAGCGCATATACACCTTCGTCGCCTTGCAGTTGCCACGATTTCGGGATTTTAGGTAGCTATATTCATCAAAAGTAAACTGCGTTAATTCGTCAAAACCAATAAAATCGTATTGCTGACCTTGATACTTGTACTTTTCATTCGTGCGAAATAAAGAGCCGAGCTTAATTTGTGCATCACTTGAAAAGGTCCACACTCTTGTTGTTGCGTTGTACCTTGCCCCCCTATCTATTGACGGATAAATCGCCCTTGTCTGGTCAATAATTCGCGCAAGGTCAGGCACAGCCCTACGGAGTATCAGCCCTCTGTATTCGGGTATATTCACCTGTCTTGCCGCCTCGACCACAAGATAATCGGTCTTGCCTCCGCCTGCCGCACCGCCGTATAACATCTCATCTTCGCCACGGCTCAACGCTATTCTCTGTTTCGGCTGAGGAGTCCATATGACTTTTTTACTCAACGCTTTCACCGTCCTGCTCATCATCTTCGGGCGGTCGCATTACTTCCTGCATCGGGATTTCAATAATGCCGAGAGCGTTCTCTTCGTCCTGTTCCGTCGTATAATCTGCGAGTATGTCACGAACATTGAGCAGACTCTTTGAAATCTGCGCTGCTCGCTTTGTATTTACAAGTGTTTTTCGCTTTGCATAATCGTATCTGTATTCTTCTTCCGCTGTTGCGGTTTTCTCATCTTCGCTTTTTTCGGCTTTAACCGTTACTTTCTTCTTGATGAGCTCCTCGTCCTTGTCAAGCTCATTAACAGCTCTGTTCAACTTTGTGATAAGTTTTGAGGTAACGGCCACAACTCTGTCAATCTCTCTGACGGTTTTCTTCACTTTCTCTGTGTTGATTTTCTCTGCTATTTTGTTTGCGGTTTCACTCTGATTCTGCCGCCTCAGCTCCTGCCAGCGTTCTTTCCCCGACCTTTTTCGGATTGCATACACGCTCACTCCGTGCTTTTCGGCAAGTTTTGAAGCGGACATTGTGCCGCTGATATATTCAGCTTTAATTTGCACCCAGTCAATCACTTTTTGCTCATTTAATTCTGTCTGCTGTCCTTTCAAGTCTTTTTTTTGACTCATAAACTCACCGCCTTTTTGTACATGTTTCGTGTCTTAATTTTAGCTTTTTTCTTTCACGCAAAAAAGTTAAAACTTTAATACCAAATTTGTACACTTTTTTTCGTGCCTAATATTGGTATGCAAAAACACGGTTTCACCGAAAGGCAAAACCGTGACAGAAGTAAAATTTTTGAATTGATTTAAAATTTTTGCATATTATGTTTTTAAAAGATTGATGTTTTACAAATCTTTGCTGATCGTCTGTGCCAACGGACAGCCCTTCCAGCAGTAGCTACCACAAAAATTGTCAAAGTGATTTTCCTTGTCCTGCGGCGAATCAAAAAACAGCGTTGTGCTCTTGCTCTTGAACACCGCCCCGAAACAGCAAATTTTACTTTGGCTATCGTAAGAATAAAACGGACATTTGGCTTTGTTTTCTTTCAATTTCATCTCTCCTTTAATTTTGTATCTATTCCGCTGCATACTTCATTTTTGTGCAACCCCAAAAGACCGTACATCGCACGGTCTGAATTTACCATTATTTACCATTTTCGCCTCTGCGTAATCGGCAAAAAACAAAAATACCATTTTGCACCGCCGATATCCGAGTAGTTCATTGAGTAATCGTCCTCAATGAGATAATGCCCTTCGGGCGCTTCAATCATTTCGCCACGTTCGAGCGCTCTGATTTCTTTTCTTTTTGCCTTTCGTGTGACCGATTCGGGCTTTGTAAGATTTCGGCTTGTCATCATTCGCTTTTGTGCGGCATCAACATCTTCTTTACCGGTCAAATCTTTTGTTATGTACTCAGCTAACTTTTTGAAATTCTCGTTCTTATATAGCGGAGTAAAGTTCTGACCGTTTTGGTAGGGCCATTGTTCAGACAGCAGTTCCCTGTCCTCTTTGCTGACGATAATGTGTATGTGCCAATTTTTTCCCGACTTACCACACTCAATAAATGCTATGTACTTTAGCCTGCCCTTGCCCTGCTTTTTCAGACGGTAATTTATTCTGTAAAGCCATTTACCTACCTCTTTGCGGAACTCTTCTTCTGTTTCATATGTTCCGTAGGGCGCAGAAAAGCGACAGAAGAAATCACCGCTCCCAAAGTTTGCGTTGATGAGCCTCTGCATATGCTTGACCGCACGGAGCTTGTTTGCTTTTCGCATTTTTGCAGGACTTAAAGAATTATTTGATTTCCTTCCGCCGTAGTTCTTGCCTATTTTTCTGATTGACTGGTAATACTCAACCTCAATCATATCTCCGCTTTTGATTGTTCTCTTATAAGTGTACATAGCATAACCTTTTATTATAGTATATATTTCCTGTTTTCCCTGCTTAAATAATCATTTGAGCAGGATATTAAAGGAGCATTTCAGCTCCCTCAATTATGACTGATTATTATTCTGCTTTAGAATATTAATACTGAAAGATATAACTAAGCAGTAGCCCATCTGACCATTGAGCTACTGCTTTTTGCAAACCTTGCCACTATGCAATTGTGTGTTCTTATTTTATTGCAATATGTCGAACCGTTACCTCGGCTCTTCTTGTAACAGCTAAAATCAAAAAAAGAAGTCATTGCTTTTTGATTTTAGTTTTGAATATGGAAATTGTTTGATTTCTTGATTTTAAAATTGGATTTTGCACGCAGCAAGGGTGTTGCCTTAATTATTCTTCTGCCGCTGTGTCAGCCGTCTCATCGGGCTGAGATTCAGCCTTCTTAATAGGCTCATACACCGAGAGCTTACCTGCCATAAGTGCGTTGACCTCAGCCAGCTTTGTGATGTTTTCATTCAGCACTCTGTTGTACTTCATTTCTTCCTCTCTTGTACACAAAAGATTCCCCATGTTGTCCTCGAGCATCTGATTTTCTGCTCTTAATCTTCTGTTTTCTTCCCTGAGCTTTTTGCAGCCTTTTTCAGCTCTGAATAATTTAAGATTAAGATAATCAATCTGCATAAGTACTGTCGCAAAACGCTCGTGTGCGGATTCTTTTAAATTTTCTATCTGACTTTTTAAAAATTCTTTATCTGCTCTTCTCATATGTAGTCACCTTTCATTTTTAGCTGTAAAACACAGGCAAGGATAATCCCTGCTTCTGCTGGCGCAAAACTTGTACCCTCGGCATTCCTTACAAGAGCGGCAGGTCAATGTCTCTTTTGTTTCGGTGCTTACTTTTGATTTTTCCCATTCCGACGAGTGCTGTATATTCGCCGTAGCTGTACGATGTTCCGTGTTGTTCATTGTATTTCGTTAACTCCTCGCAAATAAGGTCAATGTTATCCTTCTTCCTATTTTTTACCATTATTTTTCACCTTCATTTCCCAATCCTTTTTCATTGCCTTGCGCTTCTTCGGGCAATCCTTCCAATTGCGATTTTTTCGTTTCCAACGGAAAGAAAAAAGCTTATAGCGTAAGCCTTTATATTTGATGCCGTGATACATTATTTTTACACCTCTTTACTTATAAAATCCGTGGCACGATATAGCGTCACGTAATCCCCCTCAAGGTCATCATCGTAATACTGTGCTGTCTCGTCGCTCATTGCTTTAATTATCACGGCGTAGTAATCTTCTTCCCATTCTTTCGCCGCTTCAATTATTTCGTCGAGCGTAAACTTGCCTTTGGCTTTTCTGAGCTTCAAATGCCAGCGTCCCTCGGCATCATATCCACTTTCAACTGTTGTCCCTTTTTTCATTATTTTCACTCTCCGTTTCATCTGACCAGTCAAAAGCCTGTCCGCAGCGCCAGCAAAATTCAGGTCTGCCCTCTTTGATGAGGGCGTTGCAAATGGGGCATTGATAGTCAGTCCATTGCCATTCTTTGTACTCGGGTATCGGCACCTGATCTTGCCAATTCTGGTGGTTATAATTATGTTCAAACGCTTTTACTCTGCTCTTTTTATTGCTACTTGTGCGTATCACTTCTTTAAGTTTTTTTGCCACTTGCTTTTCAAGAGCATGGACGGCAAGTTTAAGAGCGGTAAATATATTGGAATTGCTCAAATTTTTTAGTGTATCTTCAATGTTTGTTTCTTCGCCGATTTTATTCAACACTTCAATTGCTTTTTCGGCAGTCATATCCTGTACGGCTCTTTCGGCTTGATAGCAATATGTTCTTCTGTTCCACAGTTTCGGGGCATTTTCGGGAGTGTCAAATATTGTAAACAAAGTTTTACTTCTGTCATTGCCTTTGTCATTGTCTTTCTCCTCAAGTAACAGCCGGCACATTTTAACAATTTGGTCTTTTAGCTCCATATTTCCGGTTGCAAGCATTTCTAATCTCAGTATGTGAGATTCTATGTAGGGTGTGGTTGGATCATCAATAGGATTAGGTGCATAAGCTCCTTTCTCCATAATCTTACATTGAGCGCAAAATTTTTGATTGTTTTTTTCAGGAAAGAACTTTTTGCACAATTCGATTATTGTGTCGTATAACACTGCGTTTTCGTCTGAAATCACATTGATTTCACGGCTCAATGATACAAGCATAGAATGACGAGTAGATTGAGTAATGTACCCTGTATTCTCTTCCTCATTTTTTGCCATTATTTTCATCTCCTAAAAGTTCGGGATTATCGTAGATATTGCCTACAACTTCAACGTTTTCAGGCCAATAACGCCGCCCTAAATCCTCGCAGAAGTTATCATACTCAAACTCGAAAATTGTTTCTTCGGCATCGTACCGAACAACTCCGTAGCCGTCACCGTCTGAACGGTCAGAAAAATCAATGATATCTCCTTCAAAAATTTTTGTGCCGTGCTTATCAACCATACCCGTGTACTGCCCAACTGTTTCTGGATCTACTGCACCATAGCTGCCTAAAACGGTTGCATCGGGTGTTATACAGCAACCTTGTTTAGTAACAAGCAAATTGCCCTCTGACCACTTACCGTTAGCTATCATCTTACCTCTGAATAAATATTCTCTCATGACTATTCTCCTCGTTTAAAAGTCAGCTCAGACAGCTGCACCTGTCTGAGATATTTGTAAAATGGTAATATTCAGAAAAGTAGGTATAGGTATAAAATGAGATATATATAATCTCGCTGTGCAGAGCGTGATTAACTTATTTAGTTTATTTTACTTCACCGGAGGTAAAAATCGGATGTGTGCCGTCACGGAGTTGTATCTCCTCGTCACTCATCACATAGCCGAGTTTGCAGAGTAAAGCATAAAATTTGTTTAAATCCGGGTTGTTTTTTCGGCTGATCGTTTTGCTGTTATATCCTACATAAATAAAGCTTAATTTTTCATAACTTCTTTGGCACAAAGCGTATGCCGTCGCCATAAGCATTCTACCGCTGTTATCGCTCCAGTGTTCGTTGATGTAGCTGTCCGTGTTTTCATCATTTTCAAAGTCGTGTTCGATAATTTCTTCAAAACGATATTTTTTGTTACTGGCTCCTGCCGCCACTTGGGCGACTATAAATTTCACAAGCTCCTGCTTCTTGTTGCTGTCATTGAAATTCGTATCAAGCATAAAGTCTCTTCTGAGAGCCTCACAGCGTTCGTCTATTTCTTCCGCCTGTTCAACAAGCTCGTCCCATCTCTGCTCTTCAAGCTTTCGCTTTTCTTCTTCGGCATCGTTCTTTTCCTGCTTTTCTAATGCTTCTGCGTAAATGTAGATGTTTGAGCCGTAACCAAAATAAAAATATCTTTTCCTGCCGTCCGCAAAGTCTTTACCAATCAAATCTTTGAACGCAAAAAATCCCGTATATTCGTAATTGCTTGGAATTTCGTCATGTTTCTGCGCTTTAATCATTCCATGTTCAAGACAGAGCTTTTCAATTTTTTCTTTTTCTTCATCTGTTTTCTGCTTTTGCACGGCTGAATAAAGTCGATTATCAAAGTTATTAGTACCGATTGATTTAAGTAATTCATTCCTTACATCAATATCCTTAATCTGATTCAGACGCTCGTAGTCTGCCAATGTGGGTTGTCTGAGCTGGCTGTCCTTGAAGGATTCTTCATCAAGTTCTGCAAGTTTGAGTCTCCTTCTTACGGTGCTTTCTTTAAAGCCTGTTTTCTCTACCACCTCGGCAACGCTGTCCCCGAGGTCAATCAACATCTGAAATCCTTTTGCCTGCTCATAAACTGTCAAATCTGACCGCTGCATATTTTCAGTCAACATTGTAGATAACTGTTCCTTTTCAGTCATCTCGACAACAGCGCACGGAAGTTCAGTTAATCCTGCCTGCTTTGCCGCTGCTAATCTTCTGTGTCCGATAATTACGGTAAACTCCGTCCAATCGTCATTCATCGGCACAACCGTGAGGTTTTGGAGAATGCCGTTCGCCTTAATGCTGTCAGCAAGCTCATCAATATCCCCGATAACTTTACGAGGGTTGTCGGGGTGCGGATGCAATTTTTCGATTGCAATCGTAGTCAATGTCGGTTTTCTTTCCATTACTTTTCACGCTCCTTACCTGTTTTATTTTGCTTTTCAAAGTAAAATTCAATTGGATTGTCCGTCTTTTTAATCAATCCGTACTTTACAGCTAATCGAAAAATAAAGACTTTTTCGAGCCTCGAAAGCAACTTACCCAATTCTTTTTTTAAATCTTCGACTGTCCTTGTTGATTTATAAAAATTGCACATTCTGCAAGCAGGATTATAATTTTCGATGTCATTCGCACCATTGTACCAGTACACGCTCTGTATATGGTCAACCTGCATGTCCTTTAATTCGAGTGTACAACCGCAGTACGCACAGCGGCCGCCGTACTTCTCGTAAACTTTAAGCCTTGTTGCTTTTGATATCGATTTTCTCTGACTCAACCAAATCACTCTCCTCAATCGGCTGATTCCAACACTCAACGCAGTTACGGTTTTTTCTGCAATCATTTCTGCTCATCAGTCCTAAATTAAATGGGCATATCCATTTGGGTATTCCGTGATTATTAAGCTGAATATTTGGATAATGTTTCAAAAACTCTGTAACAAATGTCTTTTGCTGATGCTCATCGCTCCACTGTTGCACTATTGAAATTGCTCGTTGAGGGTAATACATTTCAAAAGTTATACAGCTCATACATTCAGATGTCCCGTTATTCTGACTGGATAGCGGACACTCGGAACATTTAATTTTGCATCCTTCCCCCCTTGTCCTTTTCGTCATCCTCATCTTCTCAATGAAATAATTCTCTGTTTTTGAACAATCAATCATTGGTTTTATTCTCCTTACAATCAAATAGCCGATACTCCGACACACTCAAAGCCCTGTGTCAGATTTTCCGTTCTGAGCTTTTCAATCTCAGCTCTGAGTTCGTTGTTCTCTGCCTTTAGTCGGTCAATGATATCAAGCTGTATATTTGTGATTTCATCGGCAATTACATTTCGGTTGTTGAGGTGCTTAATATCAAGCTCCTTTTTTGCCGACTCTCTCTTGATTTCGCTTTTGCTCTTCCAGTTTTTGAAAATCATTTTCATTGTTCTCCTTTACATTTTTTTGGGCTCTCACACCGTAATGTTTCTTCATTGATTCAAGCTCGCCCTTTGCGTTACCGTCTTTAACCGGCAACTGCTGTCTAGCCTTCGTGGGGTAATCGTCGCCTGTCAATTGTTCCCACATCTCTCTGCGGTTGTCTTTAAGGCAAGTGTTGAGATACGACATAACAACCTGCTCAAACGGTACTTTACTGCCGAACCTGTCAATAAGCTCATCGATAATCTTATTCATATGCCGCCTCGCGTATTCTTTCGGCTTTTTGTATGCTCTGACCGAGTTCCACAGCTTGATATGTACATTCTCATGTGTCAGCTCATCAATTGCCTTTGCCTGCAACTCGCACAGTTTAACGAGGTCAACCTCATCTTTACCGTATTCCTTGCAGACTTCCGAAAGAGTTACACTTGCACTCCTCACGGAGTCAATCTGCTGTTCCTGTTGAACCAGCAAATGTTCCGTCTTGAGCTTTAGTTCACGATACTCCTGAAAGAATTTTAATTTATATGCGGCAGTGTATTTTTCGCTGAGCAAACCAACCTTGCACATAGAATAGGCGTTAGCAAGTTCCAGTACTAATAACCTATCAAATAACTTTAGTGATACAACTTCAAGATGATTAACCTCTCCGTCTATCCACCTTTTTGCCATGTCATTTAGTTCGTCAAGTGTTTTGTCATTCATCAGCTACCACCCTTGCCTTGAAAAGGCTTTGAATAGGTATGCCGAATTTTTTCGCAAGCCTTGATAATTCTTCCACGGTAAAAGTACCCGGATCTTTAATTCTTTTTCTGTAGGTGCCCTCAGAGCAATGTGCCACAAGAGCCTGTCCTTCACGGTCAATACTCCTGATTTCTGCCTCATACTGTATGTTGGCAATCAACTGTCTTTTCATTTGGTCCTCGGGCTTAGCTAATTTTCTCGGCATTTTCTTCTCACCCTTTCGTTATTTAGTCCTGTAATCTGGTATCGACTTTTGCTTTAGTCACTTTCAAATACTTCTGCCCAAAAATCACTCAGGTGATATGCAGGCTTCAGATTTATCCTGTTCGGACAATTCTCCTCTGGTTCTGCAACACCTTCTTCAATTTCAAGCAAAACTTTTTCAGCACCATCTCGTTTGATTTCGTTAAGCTGACCGATTAGGTCATCAATCCTTACTGTGATTCGGTTCATTCTCTCACCTCGAGCACACAACGAAAATCCTTGTCTGCATCAAGGTCAACATGAGCTGGGATTTTGTGCCTTGGGTTACCCTCTACAATAGACAAATGCACCGTTTCGTGTCCGCTTGCCTTGATTTCTTCGAGTTTACTGATTAAAGTATCAATTTTCACTTTAATCATCTTCATTGCTATCACCCCCGTTGTCAAACATTCCGAGTTTGTCGCCCAATGCAATAATAGCTTCAACAACCATTGCTAACTCGTTGCCTTTAATATCGCACATACGATAGCTGACCTTGATAGTTTCTTCTTCGTTGTCGATTTCATCAAAACCAACAACTACACCTTTATTTAAGGTTTCTATTTCGCCGTTATCGTAATTAACAACAATACTTGTGATGTTACGATTATCCATTCTCTCACTCCCCCTTGTCAGTCTTTGCATTCAAATACACAGCCGTAGTCGCTGAGCATAATGCGAGCCGGAATGCCTTCTTCGGGTTCGGCTTCTTCAATTATGAGGTCGGCACATTCGTAGCCGTCCTTTTGCAACATTTGAAGCTCTTTGATGAGGTCTTTAATTCTTACTCTGATTTCATTCATAATGATTCTCCCTACTTTTATTTTCCTGTAATGTGGTATCGGTTCTGTCTTGACCGTTATGTTATAATCAGAACGAAAGAAGGTTTGATTATGAACACAAAATATAAAGCTACTGCACCGCTGTCATCAGACAGCTATAACAAATTTACTGCTCAGACATTGTCTGAGATTTACGACACTGTAAAAAGCCGTGTCCCTTTTGATTCCTGCAAATGTACCTTTACATACTGTTCCGATAACACAACCGTTTCGGCGGATATAAATGACATTCCTAAAAATCTTAATGTACAA